CTTTTGAGGGTCTTACTCAGGAAGAGCAGATTAACGCTGCGACTTCCCTCTTTGGTAAGAATCAGATGTCTAAGTGGCTCACGATCATCAACAGAAGCCCTGGAGATATCCAGGGAATGGTTGGAGCTCTTGACCAGGTAGATGGCAAGGCCAAAGAGATGTCAGATGCATTGATGAGCGGATCCGGTGGAGCTATGGAGAGCCTTAAGAGCTCGATAGACGTTCTGAGCTATTCCATGGGTCAGTTCGTTGCTCAGTATGCTACTCCGGTTATTAAGAAGATCACAGATCTTGTTGATAAGTTTAATGCACTTGATGGCAGCACAAAAGACCAGATAGTCAGATGGGCGGGCATAGCTGCCGCAGTTGGTCCGGCTCTTCTTGTATTCGGAAAAGTTGTCATGGTTGTTGGAGGAGTTGTTACCAATATCGGCAAGATAGGAGGAGCTATCAAGGCAGCAGGTGGTGTTATGGCAGCACTCACAGGACCCGGGGCCATTGTTGTAGCAGTACTTGCAGCTATAGCGGTAGCCATTGCCCTTGTAGTTACTCACTGGGATCAGGTCAAGGCAGCGGCCCAGTCATTCTTTGATCAGATACGACCTCTGATAACCTTCTTGCAGGATCAGTGGAATGAACTTGTTACATCCCTAAAGAGTACATGGGAAAGCCATCTGAAGCCCGTATGGGAAGGTTTTAAGAATGCCGTTTCAGATACATGGATGGCAGTGCAGCCTATTTTATTGAGGATTGCTGAAATTGTTAAGGATGTGTTTGAAATCAAATTCAAATTTGCCATTGAGGTTGCTGTTGAGATATTCAAGTTCATGTCTGAATTTATTGGCACAACCATTGAGACTATAGTTGGAGTATTTAACGGATACAACGAATTTGTTGCAGGCGTATTCACAGCAGACTGGGATAGAGCTTGGAATGGTATTGCCCAGATATTCTCATCTATTTGGGATGGCATTAAAGACGTAGCAAGTGCAACTATTGATTTTATCAGTGGTCTTGTCAGTGGTCTTGTAGATGCCTGGAATGGACTGCTCAATATCATAGGCCTTGCAAAGGATAAGAGCTCGGAAGTTCCATCAGCCGGAAGCAGCGGCAACTTTGCTGTCGGCACGTCCTTCTTCAAAGGCGGCACTGCAACAATCCATGAGCGCGGCGCTGAGATCGTAGACCTTCCAAGAGGTTCAAGAATCTATCCTCATGATGAGTCTCTCAAGATGGCATACAACGAAGGACGCGCCCAGGGCGGCGGTGGCAAAGGTGGAACAATCAACATTACTGTTGCCAAGCTTGCTGATAATATTCAGGTGCGTAATGATAGCGACATTGAAACGCTTGCCGCTGCAATTGCGAACAAATTAGAGCAGACCGCTCAGAACATAGGAGGTGGCGAGCTTGGATATGTATATTAAATGGGGTAAGGAAAAGAGCAATGCCTCAATTCAGTTCCCTGTTATTCCAGAAAACTACTCGCTTAATGGCAAGCAGCAGAACACTTCTGTTAATGTGCATGCTTTTGGAGAGATAAACCTCAAGGGCAAGAGAGCTCTTGCATCAGTAAGCTGGTCAAGCTTTTTCCCTGCGCAGGAATATGATTTTTTGCACGGCACCTTCAAAGATCCTGTCAAGTTCTATGTTGTCAAACTTGAAGATCTCATGGAGAAAAACACGACAATTCACCTTGTAATAGGGAACCGCTTGAATATCTTTGGAACTATTGAAAGCTTCACCTGGGGCGAAGAAGAAAGGAATGGAGATGTCTCATATAGCATTACTATTAAGGAATACAGAGCCCCGGGTGATGGAACCAGGCTGAAGCAATATTCAGATGGCTCTGTTTCATACGTGTGGAAAAAGGGCGATACCTGGAAAAAGGTATGCAAGAAACAGCTGGGCACCAATGAGGCTTCTGTTGTCAAAAATAATAGAAAAGCGAACAAGTCAGTCATAAACAAGGCCATTAAGGCCTACAAAAAGAAAAATCCCAAAGTAAAGAAGGTAAAAGAAAACACAGCACTTATAGGCTGCAAGGTGGTGCTTAAGAAATGATTACAGTAAAGTGGGGCCCTAGAGGCAAAAAGACATGGACAGAACTGAATATTGTTACCTGTGAGTGGAGTGGGACAGAGAACCAGGCAGCAAGACAGCTCCAATTCACACTGCCCTGGAACCCTTATGACAAAGGTTTTAATAACAAAAAAGTCACATTGGGTGACAGGGTAAAGCTCTATGACGGAAAAAAGCTATTGTTTTCAGGAATAGTCACAAGTAGAGAAAAAACAGCGACGATCGGAACGGCTTCTTTTTCTGCTTATGATTATATGCATTATCTCTTGAGGAGCAAAGTGTCGAGGGTGTTCCACAACACAACGCCCAGAGCTGTAACAGTCAATTTGTGTAACCAGGTTAAGGTCAAGACGGGCAAGCTTCAGGATCCAAAGATAAATATTTCCAGGGTCATATACAAGGAACAATCTATATATGACATCATCGTAGCAGTTTATCGAAAAGCATACCTCAGCAGTACAGGCAAGGCAAAAATCAAGTATATGCCAATGATGAGCGGGGATAAGTTATCTGTCGTAAAAAAAGGTGTAAGCTGCGGCGTTACGCTTAAGCAGGATGCAGATATCCTGAGTGCTACATATCATGATACCACTGACAATATGGTCAATCATGTGACTATATACAATGAGAGTAACTATAAGGTCAGTGTGCAGCAGGATAAGAAGTTAATAAATAAATACGGGTACTACATGGAAGCATATACCAAAGAAAAGGGCGCTACAGCTTCTCAAAAAGCTAAAAATCTGATTGTGGGCGTCACTAAAGAGGCTTCAGTTGAGGCTATTGGTAATGTCAAATGTGTGGCCGGCAAAAGTCTCAAGATCTATGACAAAGCAACGGGCATAACCGGAAAATTTTACATAACTTCCGATTCCCATTCCTTCCGTGACGGTGTACACACCATGAAGCTGGAGCTTAGCCAGAGCAACAATATGGAGATAGGAGCCACAGAAGAAAAGGAAGATGATTAAGGAGCCATTATGATCAATCCGTATGAAAAAATCCTGAAGATAATGAGAGAACAGGGGCGAACAGAGCCGCAGCTTTTTACCGGAGTGCTCCACCCAAATGGGAGATGTTCGGTAGGTGATCTTGTCCTTGAGCCCGGCGATTTTAGCAGACTTGGCAACTTTACAACTTTACGTGATGTCACGGTGCTTATAGCTTCCGTTGAAGACAACCTTATTATTATTGGAAAGGTGGTTTAAGATGTTCCCTTTTGACATTGAAGAAGATGACCTGGAAGTCATCGAAGAAGACACGACAACCGCAGAGCCTTCTGATTATGAAGTGGATTTTTCCACGGGGCAGTTAACGGGCAGGATCATCACAGGGCTTCCTGCAATCATTCAGTGGATAAGGCTTGCACTGGGAACTGAAAGGTACTTTTACAATCAGTTTTCAGGAAACTATGGAAGCGAGCTGAGAGAACTGATAGGTCAGAATTACTCCGAGGAGTATATCGAGAGTGAAGTCACAAGAATGATAACGGATGCGTTATCTATCAATGAGAACATTGAAGGAATATCAACCTTGGAAACATCAATGGAAAATGATACGCTCCACATTTCTTTTACTGTTAACACGCCTTATGGCAGCGGGGAGGTACAAGTAGATGTATGAGAATATGACAGTCGAAAATATCCTGAATGATATGCTTGCTCAGTTTGGACCAGATGTTAGAACAGATGAGGGTTCTCTTGCTTACAATGCATGTGCCAAGATAGCTGATGCCCTTGAGACAGCTTATGAGGAGCTCGAAGACATCCGAAACAACCTCACTCCAGATACTATGGATCTGGAGCATCTGATCGCATACGGTGAGCAGGTTGGAATTATCTTTGAGGAAGCAACGGCCGCAATAGTAAAGGGTGAATTTACCCAGGAGATTACAAAAGGCACACAGTTTTATTGTGGCGAATTCACTTATACAGCTGGCGATCCCATAGCAAATACATCTTATCACTATCTGTTGATATGTGATGAGGAAGGGAGTGGAGCCAACGCCAACATTGGAGAACTTATCCCTGTTGACTACATTGATGATTTTCAGGGCGGCTCTATAACTGAGGTGCTTGTTCCTGGAAAAGATGATGAAGATGAGGAGGCTTATAGATCAAGGATCCTCATCTCTTATGGAGCCAAACCCTTTGGAGGCAACAGAGCTGACTACCGGAAGTTTATTGATGACATGGATAACGTTGCGGCCTGCAAGCCAAAGAGACGGGCTGATAACAGTCCATGGATAAACATCTATATTCTTGACCAGACTTATGGGGTTCCGTCTTCTGATATCGTAAACGAGGTGCAGGATCTTGTTGACCCTGTCACTTCTCATGGTGAAGGAGATGGCATGGCTCCAATATGCCATAAGGTTCAGATCATGGCAGCAAGTGCTGTGCCAATAAGCATAACTGCCACTATTACATTTGATAGTGGATATTCAGCAGAATCATGCCAGACAGAAATTGAAAAAGTTGTAAAAGACTATTTGCTTACTCTGCGGCAGGAATGGGAGAGTAATGATCTTGGCTCAACAGTTGTAAGGGTAAGTCAGATTGAAGCAAAGATACTTACAGTCAAGGGAGTTATTGATATAGCGGATGTGACCATAAACGGAGCGGCTGAAAATCTTGTTTTATCATATGAAAAGGTTCCGATATTTGGGGAGGTGATCATCAATGTTTAATGCCCCAACAATTATAACGGACATACCGGATATTGACAAAATTTATGAAATCAATGATGGCCAGATAGCTGATCTGTATGATGCAGTCGACAGGCTTGACGACAATATCTTTTTTAACTCAATGCATGAGGAGCAGATAGAGAGATGGGAAGAAATTCTGAAGATAGCTCCGAAAACTGGAGAAGATATTGATAGCAGGCGCTTTAAGGTCAAAACGAAAGTTTTTGAACATGTACCGTATACGGAGCGCGTAATCAATAGAAAACTTGCAGATTTATGTCCTGACGGGCACAAGCTTGATATTAATGATGACAGAACACATGTTGATGTGACGCTGGCCTTATGGGATCAGGGGCTTCTCTCTGATGTTGAAGATATGTTAGAGGATATTATTCCTCTCAATATGACATTCACAGTGGTATACAACAGCATTGTTGAGCAGACTCTCTATGGCAGTGTTGGACTTGCAATGAACTACCGGCCCGCTCCTGTGATTGATGGTTATAATCAAAGAATTGCAGCTGACATTGCTATACATTCCAATATTGGCATGTCACAAAAATACATAAGCGAAGCCGTCAGGGAATTATAACAGATATTTGCGGATAACGATTGAAATTGGAGGCAACAATAACATCTGGTCCTCTGATAACAATAAATTCTTAATAAAGGAGGAATTCTATTATGCCACAACCTTTTAATCCGGCAGTAATGACGAATGCCGGAGCGCAACTTTTAACAAGGGCTCAGGCTGGAGAAATCACATTGGAATTCACTCGCATGGCGATCGGTGATGGTGTGTATTCCACCTCTGAGAAAACCGTAAGCGCTTTGCAGGCAAGAACAGCCCTAAAGCATTTAAGGAATTCTTATGCTCTTTCGGGCGTCTCCAGGGCAACTCCGACTGCTGTAAGGGTGACAGCGCTTTTGTCAAATTATGACTCTGTCAGCCAGCAGCCTCTTGTGACAAGTGGGTACAACATCAATGAACTGGGGCTGTATGCAAGGCCCAAGGGTTCAACCGCAGGCGAAGTACTGTATTCCATAGCAGTCACAAGTGGTGCGTCCGGTGATTACATGCCACCATATAACGGATATAACCCAGCCCAGATTACACAGGATTATTATGCTACAGTAGATAATTCCGGTTCAACTACAATCAACACCTCAGGAGCTGCTGTTCTTGTAGATGATTTTGAAGCACTTGGCTTGTCTGTTAATGAAGATGGCGAGTTGTGCATTGAATATGAAGAAGAATAAAGGAGGACAGAGAAAATGAGTGGTACAAAGGTTAAAAAGCCCGTCTTTAAGGATGAGACGGCAAGGCAGCTGGTAGAGGCTGTCATCGGAGTTCGTGATGCCATAACAGGAGGCGGGAGCACTATATACGGTTTTCATGTTAATGGAGCTGAGGCGGATCCTTATGCATCTGTTTCATATATCAAGGATGCAGTTGGAATGACTCCGGCGGCTATGAACTACGCAACAGGCAAGTTTGATTATGGATCATGGGAGAGAGCCTTCTTCATGCCAAGGCCTTGCATGCTCAAGTCTAATGGATATGTTGACTATTATCTTGATCCTAATGATTATTCCAAGAAGCTTGACGGCTCAGTATCAGACATTGCCAATACAAGCTACGATGGTAATGCCATGATGGAATGGGGGCGTGATGGCAAAAAGATATGGATGAAAATCGTGCCTGATGCCGATCCTAAGAGTGGTTCAGTTTATATCGCAGACTATCAGGTAGACTCCACGTATCATGACTGGCCATTCCACAACTGCAAGGGAGCAGCCACAGAGCACTTCTACACTCCTATTTACAATGGTTTAGTGATTAGTTCCAAGATGCGCTCATTGAGTGGTCAGCAGGTATCGAAAACTCTAAGTGCTACTGAGGAGATGACTGCTGCTAAATTAAACAATCCTGGCTCAGACGAACTCTGGAATATTGAATGCTGGGCTGACAGGATGCTCATTAACGCGCTTCTTGTTCTGATGGGCAAATCCCTCAATACACAGAAGATCTTTGGTGAGGGTGCGCATACAGGCGGAAGCGAAGTTATAAATGATACATTCCGCACGGGCGTTCATAACACAAAGGGTCTTTTCTTTGGAACAAACAGCGGAAGCGTTGCTTCAGAGAGCTTTGGTAACTGTGTCAAAGTGTTCGGAATGGAGAACTACTGGGGGTTCCAGTGGAGAAGGCATAACGGGCTTATCTCTGTAAATGGCGATGTCCGCACTAAACTGACTTATGGAACTGAGGATGGCTCAACCGCTACAGGGTACAATACTGACGGCTCAGGATATAAATCAACTGGAGTTACCCCTTCAGGAACAACAAATGGAGGCTGGATTGCAGAAGGCAAGTTCACTGACGATGGAATATTCCCAAGCGTTACAGGCGGCAGCGCAAGTTCAAGTACATATTACTGTGATTATTTATACTTTAATAACAATGCTACGACTTTCGCGCTCCTTGGCGGCCGTTCGGGCGACGGCTCGAGGGTTGGCGCGTTCTTTTCGCTTCTGGACGCTGCCCCTTCGGCTCGGGGCTGGGCCACTGGCGCGGCGGTGTCTTGTAAACCACTTGCCTGAGAGGGTGAATTGCGAACGCAGTGAGCAAGAGGGAGATGCTTCTCCCTAAAATAAATATCGGGTCACACAGGACGACGCTTTCACGCTACTTGACGGCAATTCGAACAACAGCTCGAAAGTTGGCACGTTCTATTCGAATCTGAACAATACCCCTTCGAATCGGAACTGGAACAATGGCGCGGCGGAATCTTATCTAAATATGGAACTATAATTAAATGTACTGTGTGATCCGCTCCCCTTGGAGAAAATTAACTCGAAGCAAGCATCTGTGAGTAGCTTGTCGAAAACGGATGAGAGGATAAGACAATGAAATCTTACAATCACTTATGGGAAATATTCATATCTGATGAAAATATTGATCTTGCTGTAAAGAATGCCTCCAAAGGCAAGAGAAACAGAAAATCAGTAAAGAAAAGGCTAGATGACCCTAACTTCAAAGCTCAAATAAAAGCTTACGCAGAAAACTTCAAAAATAAGCCTCACACTCCTAAGCAAATATATGACGGAATCCAGCGAAAGAAAAGAACAATCATAGTGCCTGATTTTGATGAGCAGGTTATACACCATATGATCGTTAATGTATTAAAGCCCATCTTTTATTGTGGCATGTACGAACACTCATATGGGTCTGTACCAGGCCGAGGCGGTTACAAAGGCATGCTAACTGTCAAAAAATGGATATCTCATGGCGGCAAGAACTGTAAATATATTCTCAAGATGGATATAAAGAAATATTTTGACAGTATTCCTCATGATATTTACCTCTCAAGATTAAGAAAACTGATCCATGACGAACGATTTTATTCTATCCTGGAGGAGATAACAAGTGTGACTAATATTGGAATACCTCTTGGGTTTTATACTAGTCAATGGACTGCCAACTGGTATCTTCAAGGGCTCGACCACTATATTAAAGAAGATTTAGGGGCAAAATATTATATTCGCTATATGGATGATATGGTCATATTTGGGAGCAACAAGAAAAATCTCCATGAAATGCGTAAGAACATTGAAGCCTATCTGAATGATAATCTGGGGCTTAAACTCAAGGAAAACTGGCAGGTCTTTAAGTTCGACTATAACGGAAAGTACAGGTTTTTAGACTTCATGGGTTTTCGATTTTACCGCAACAGGATAACCCTGAGGCGGTTAATCATGATAAAAGCAACGCAAAAAGCCAGGCGGATATACAAGGCCAAAAAGATAACAGTGTTCTGCGCAAGGCAGATGCTTTCTTATCTCGGTTGGATAAAGGCCACTGATACTTATGGCATGTATTTAAACTGGATAAAACCTGTAATAAACTTCCAGCAGTTAAAACGCAAGATAAGAGCACATGACAAAAACAACAACAGGAGGATTAAAAATGAACTGGTACAAGAGCGAATCAGGAACAATGCCGCTTGAGGTCGATATAACTTCATCAGCGGTATACAACTATGTTCGAAAGAATATCGAAGAAGTCGAGAGAGAAACAGAAGGTGAAACTACGACAGTGTATGTCTATGACGAGGCCAAGATCCTCAAGGAAGACTGGGGGCTCTACCTTGATCTTACACAGGCTCAGGCGGATATTGATTATCTCAACATGATAACGGAGGACTTATAATATGAGTACTAATTTTCAGAAGGTAAAAAATTATTATGATAAAGGCCTGTGGTCAATCGAGAGGGTTGCAAAGGCTGTAGAAAAAGGCTGGATAACAGCTGAAGAATATCAAATCATTACGGGGGAGCCTTATGGAAACTGACAATGTTGAAGTCGTGGAGACTCAAAACATCATTATCAGCATGCAGTCCAGAGTGATAGATGAACTTTTTAAGCTGCTTTCACAGCATATCGCTACAAAAGAGCTTGACAATCTGCCTGTTATAGGAACGATAAACGAAGCAGCTAAGCTTAGAATTGGATTAGAAAAGAGATTAAGATAAGCAAAATGGGCGGTCCTTCCGGGGCCGCTCTTTCATTGGAGGGAATGATGAACACACAAACAATACTGCCGGTATTCCAGACGATACTGTCATTCATGAACATTTGCGTTTTAGGTTATGCTCTTCTGAGGTTCCTGAACAGGCCGCACAGTAATCTGGAAGCTAAAGTGAATGGATTGGATGTGAGGCTCAAGGAAATAGAAGTGAAGCTGAAAGAGATTGATCAGTCTCTTCATCTTGGAAATGACAGATTCAGAGAACAGGAAGAGACTAATGAGGTGCTTATCCGTTCTGTCTTTGCTTTATTGGAATTTGAGGTCCATTATTGCGAGACGGAACAAAAACCAATAACAAAAAACTTGGAGAAGGCAAAAGATGACCTTCATGATTTTTTAGCAAAGAAATAGAGGTGGAGCATGGGACCAAAGACGGGAATTGAGAGATGCAGACCACAAAGGAAGCTTCCGGATCTTGATAAGTACATTATATTTTCCTTTGCCGTAATGA